TTGATCGTGCCGCGGAAGCCGTCCGCGATACCGTTCCAAGCATCCTTGATGAGCTTCACGCCATCCTCGATACGCTTCACGACCGTGATGTAAACGAAGTCGCCAAACGCCTTCAGAACCGGCTTCAGGGTGTCATTCCAGAACGACTTGATCCCGTTGACCATGCCGCCCCAGGCGTCACCGATGGCCCGGAATGCGGGCTGCACGTAGTTGGTCCACACGCCTTGGATGAACTGCCCCACGGCGTCCCAGACCGGCTTCAGGACCCCGTTCCAGAGATCCCGGATGCCGTTGACCATTCCGCCCCAGCGATCCCCGATCCAACCGAGGACCGGGCGCACATAGTCCGCCCACAGCGCGGTAAGCCACTGGCCGACCGCCTGAATGACCGGCAGCAGGACCTCGGCCCACATGCGCTGCCAGCCTCGGACCATGCGAGCCCACAGGTCACCAACCCACGTCAGGACCGGCGAGACCACGTTGACCCACAGCCAGTTCAGGGCCACGCCGACCGCATCAAAGACCGGCTTCAGAATGTCCGTCCACGCGAACCGGACACCCTCAACCATGACGTTCCACGAGTCAGCGAACCACTCGATCACGTTGCTAATGACGTTGTTCCACACGGCCAGCAGGAACGAGCCCACCGCCGCGAACGTCGGGGCCAGCACGCCGTTCCACAGGTCGCGCACGCCATTGACGAGCCCGCCCCACGCCGTGCCGATGAACTGGAAGACCTTCTCCACCCGGTCCTTCCACAAAGCCCACAGGACCGCGCCGAACGTGGCCAGCATGGGGGCGAGCAGGTTCTTCCAGGCGTAGACGATGATGTCGAACGCGAGGATGGCGAACTGGGAGATGTTGTAGAAGAAGGGCCGGACCACGTGCTGCCACAGCCACCCGACGACCGCGCCAATGGCGTCGAAGACAGGCTTCAGCGTCGCGTTGTAGACCGCCGAGAGGACATCCCCGACGAACTTGAACGCCGCAGCGATCCCCTCGAACGCCGGGGACAGCACGGACTCCCACAGCCACGTAGCAGCCGCCGCCATGCCATCGAACAGCGGCTTGATCGAGTGCGTCCAAACGGCGTCCATGATGTCGCCCGCAACCTCGAAGGCTGCGCCGATGGCACCGGACACCCACTCGAAGGCGGACACGAGGGTCCGCTGGAACCAATCGACCACCGCGCCGGCCGCACCTTGGATGCCAGCCCATACGTCCTCGAATACCGGCACTACATTGGTCTGGAGCCACGCCATGCCAGCCTCCACGGCGCCCACAATGGACTCCCACGCGGACGACACGAACCCGGCGATGGCCTCCCATACGGGACGGGTGAACTGGACAATGCGGTCCCAGTTCATGATGACGATGGCCGCGATACCCGCGACCGCGCCAATAACCCAGCCAATCGGACCCATGGCCAGCAGCCAACCTGCAGCGATCTTCGCGCCGTTGATGAGCGCAGCAGTGCCCATGCGCCCCCACGTGAAGGCGTGCACGGCAGCAGTCGCCACCATCGTTGCCGACGTGGCGACCATGTGACCGATCATCGTGTAGGCCGAGACCTGATACTGCCACGCTGTCTTCACGGCCTCGCGTCGCTTCGTCGCCCACGCGGTCACGTGCGCTGCCGCAGACTTCGCAGCCTCGGTGGCAGAGAGCATCATGGACGGGATCAGCAGGACCGCAATGGCAGTAACCGCCACCTTGATCTGGTCCCGCGCATCCCACATCGCCCGGCCGAAGTCGCCAATCTTCGGGATGCCAGTGGTCACGAACCACTCCACACCCTCGCGCATCTTCAGGATGGCAGTGACGGCTGCGGAATCTTCCTCCCAGCCGAATGCCTCCCGGAGCTGACCCGCATAGTCACCCTTGGCGATGAGCCGAGTCAGCCCGGCCACCGCGTCACGAGCGCGGATCACGAAGTCAACGAACCCGCTGTCCTCGTAGATACCGAACGCCTCGCGCAGGTTCGCCGTGTAGTCACGATTGACCACGAGATCCCAGAGGCCCTGCATTCCGGTGGTCGTCGTGCTCAGGAACTTGCCCAGGGCATCCCCGGCGGTCTTCGCGCCGGCCTCCAGCGGCTCCATGAAGCCGATGAACCCATTGAAGAAGTCGCGCACGTGCGGATACACGCCAGCCATCAGGTTCGCGCCAAATCGGCCAATGGAGGCCATTGCGTTCGCCATTGCGCCCTGCATGGTCTCGCCGGACTTCAGCGCGGCGCCGCCCATGCCCTTCTCCATGGCGTTCTGGAAGGTGGCGAAATCCACCTCACCATCGGCGGCAAGCTTCTTCACCTGCTGGGCAGACACGCCCAGCTCGTCAGCGAGAAGCTGGAGGATCGGGATACCTCGGTCGCCAAGCTGCGCCAGTTCCTCGCCCTGGATGATCCCGGCAGCCGAGACCTTGTTGAAGATCGAGGCCATTTCGCCGTAGTCGGCGCCCGCGATGGTCGCGGCGTCACCGATGAGCTTCAGTGTCCGCTCCAGGTCCTCGCCCGGCTTCACGCCAGAGGCCACAGCAGAGGCGGCGGCAGAGGCCGCCTGGTCCAGCCCGAACGCGGTGCCCTTCACGGCGGCCGTCGCGTTCGTCATAATCTTCTCGACCGACTGTGCATCATGGCCCAGGCCGGTCAGCTTGGCACGGGCGTTCTCGATGGCCGTAAGCCGACCGAAACCCCGAGTCAAGGCGGTCCCCAAGCCGGCCACAGCAGCAGCGCCGGCGGCGATCCCGCCAACCTTCAGCGCGCCACCAAGCCGCGACCCCATGGTCCGGCCCGCACGCTCGCCAAGTTGACCAGCCTGCCCGTCAAGCTGACGGCCGACCGACTTCTGGAAGCCGGACAGTGAGGGGACCAATTGGATCTCGTGGATACCGACGACAGCCATGATGGCCCCCTCACTGTTCAGATGTACGTCTCGTCGAAGCCGAGCCGCCCGAGGAAGTCCACGGTCCACTCGCGCTCCAACCGCTCCACGGCGTTGTCAATCTCCGTGCGCGGGCGCGGGGCAGGCTTCACATCGCCCGGCTTCCCGCCAGCAACCTTGATCGCAACCCCAATCTGGGACTGCAACAGGTCAATGATTTGGGACAGCAGATGCTCGGTCAGTCCGAACTCGGCCACACGCGGCGCCCACGGTGCCTTCTCGCTGTCATCGTTCAACCGGAGGCGCGCCAACTCCTCGGCGGCCTCCGGGTCAGTCGCAACGGCCTCGGTGAACCGGGACGCGGACGGCAGGTTGTCGATCAGATCGAGCAACGCATCCACGCGCCCCTCGGCATACCAAAGGGCCAGATCCACGCCGTAGACCTGTTGAAGGTCGGCGCGGATCTGGCCCCGGTAGCGGCCGATCAGCCCATCGAGGCGCGCTAGTTTCCCTGCGACCCCAGCGACCCCTCGAAGTGAGCCATGACCCGCTGCACCAGCACGTTGTGCGTGCGGATCGGCAGGTCCTCGTCCTCCAGCTTCTTGTAGTCACCCTCCGAGAGAAGGCGCTTCAGGATGTCCATGTCGTCGGCCTCGCCACGCTGGGCAGCCTCGTACATGCCGAAGATTTCCTTGCGCTCGGACATGCGGAACCCATAGGGATCCTTGAACGTGATGCGCCGGTTCTTCGACAGGACGACGGTGAACGGTTCAGGCTTGACGATCTCCTTCTCCAGGTCGGAGAGGACGAGATCGATCTTCGGGGTATCAGCCATGGTGTTGCCTCCGGGTGTGAGGTTGGTGGGTTACTTGGAGTTGTCGGACTTCTGAGCGTCGGCCTTCTTGACCTCGGCGGTACGGGCCTTGGTCTCGGTGAAGCCTTCCGAGCGGAGGCGTGCGGCCTCGCGGGGGATGGCGGTCTCGACGGTCAGGTCGCCTTTGGTAAAGCGCGGCATGGTGCCTCCTTGGTTGGCATGGTCCGGGTGTCAGGGAGAGGGGCGGGCGGTCACACCCGGAGGACCGCCCGCCCCGGCTTGTTACGGGGTGACGGGGGCGGCGGTGAAGCCGAGGTCGGTGGCGGCAGCCACAGCACCCGTGCCCGCGATGTAGTGACGCACCGGCACGCCGATCTCATCGTCCGTGTAGACGTCCAGGGTGATCTCACTGGACACGGCGCCCTCGCGGCCCCAGGTCTCCGAGCCGCCGTTGGCGAGCTTGACGGAGCCATAGCCGCGACCCATGATCCAGTTCTCGGTAGTGGCGCCGTCCGAGCCGATCACGAGCAGCCGGTACTCGGCGTCCACGGGAAGGTCCGGCTCGTCCACGACAATCTCGCCCGTGGTGGTGTCCTGCGTGACGGCGGACAGGTCGGTGCCCAGAGTCAGCTCCAGCATGTGCCGGCGCCCCTTCTCCAGAGCGGTGAAGGTCACCTGGCGGGGCACGGTGGTCACATCGGAGCGGACCGGGGACGCGTAGCCGAGGGCGTCGATGTTCTCCTTCTCCACCTCGCGGGAGAAGCTGTACCCGTCGCTGGAGACGAGGCCAACCGGCTTCCACCCGGCGGTCTCGAAATCCATGAGCGCGCCGGAGACGTAGAGCGAATCCGGCAGGGCAACGGACTTCGGGGCGATCAGGGCGACCGCCTTCTGGATCTTGCGAACGAGGGCGCGGTTGTCGGCCCCCTGCTGAATGGTGTCGAACGTCGGTGCCATAGCGGGGCATCCTTTCGGTTGGCCCGCCTTGGCGGGCTATGTGAGGGTTGAGAGCGCAGGGTTTCCCGCGCTCGAGAAGCGCGCCCCCTTGCGGATGTTGCAAGTGAGATGCGCCATCGCGGCGTTTGACAGGAGGTGCCCGCCGCCGCGAGCGATAGGGACCAGATGGTCGAGTGACGGCGACATGGGGTCGGGCCACTTCAGGGAGAAGTTGATTGGCTCGCCGCAAAGGTGGCAGGCGTCACCTCGAGCGGCGCGAACCTCCGAGATCGTGAACGTCTCGGAAGGCACGGCCTTTAGTCGGGCGCGACGCTTTGCGCTGGCCTTGGCGCACATGGCCTTGTAGTGGGAAGGGTTTCGCTGGACCCAATCGGCAACGCTGCACCTCGAGGAACAGAATCGCTGAGTGCTTCGGGATGCATCGAAAGGCTCATCGCAGAACATGCAGTACGGGTTCCGCTGCCACGTCAACCAAGGGTCAACCACGTTCCCCATTCGGTCACCTCGAGCCCTGTGCATCTGGCACATTCCAGCACTCGAGGCGAAGTCCTGGCACTCAGGCCAGCGGCACATGGAGCGGACATCATGCCCACGGGGCGCGGGCCAGTAAAGCCAAGGTTGATCGAAGTTGCCAACCGCCCGAGCGCGGCCCAGATCGCGCCAGCAATACCCTTGCTGCTTGGGCTCAGCGTTGCATTCGGGCCAGCGGCACTCAGTCAAGTGAGCATGTCGCTTCGGCGGGGACCAGTTCAGCCAGGGCGAACTGAAGTCACCGACCTTCTTGGCCCGCTTGTAATCTCGCTGGCAGAGCCCGTGTCCGTAGACATCTCGGTCGCATTCCGGCCAACGACAGGTAGACTTACCCATAGCCACTCCTCCAAGTGGTTAGGCCCGGAGCAACAGGTGTTAGCGCACCTGCCGGGCCGTCTTTCGTTATGGGTCTATTCTACCTTGACCTGCGAGCCTTTTGGTTTTTCACACCGGACGAGTAACCACTTCCAAGGTCATCACGGCCCGGTCGATGGAATCGGAGTTGAAGGCGGACTCGGTGGGCGCGGGGGCGTTGATGACCCGCACCGAATCGAGATAGCCGGACGGGGTCTCGATGCCGTGGCCGATGACCGAGGCGCGCACGCTTTCGAGGACGCTCATGGCGGACGGGTCATTGGGGCCGCTCGGGACGGTCATGTACGCGGCCACCGTGAGCCGGTCAGCACGGTCCAGGTAGCCCTCAGTGCCGCCCTGTGTGAGCTGGATGTGCACGACCGGCAACGGGCCGTCCAGCGACCCGTGAGCGGTCGGGACCAGCATCCACTGCACGGTGACCGACCGGCCGTCGTGCGTGGTGCCGTCGATCAGGTCGGTGAGGCACTGGCGAGTGTCGGGGAAGACCATCACATCAGGCACGTGGTGACCTCCTCGTCATCGCATCGGCAACGCGCTTCAGCACCTCGTCGCGGCTGTCCCGCCAATGGGGCTCGACCACGTAGACCGAAGCACCGGCGCGCTGCTCGTTCTCATAGCCACCACGCACCGGCTGTGGACGGGCGCCATACGTGGCATCCCCGGCGTCGTTGGCAACCGCCGCGATGGCCTCAGCCTCACGCTCGGCAATCTTCGACATGCCCGCCGAGTTGAGCACTTCCCGCACGCCATCCGGGGCTGCACGATAGGACCGCACGCCCGGGATCTTCTTCAGCCGCATCACGCACGCTCCAAGGGCACCTCAGAGCCATACGGCCACACGAACGGCAGACCAGACACGGCCCACTCGCCAGCATTCGGCAGGCCGTCCGCGATCCTGATGCGGTCCGTGGCCTCATATCGGAACGACGTGTCACCGTCGAACAGGCGCATCTCGGTACTGACGAGCGCCGAAGCGTTGTCATCCTCCACCGACGTACCCTTGGCGATCAGGACCGCCGGACGCTCGATCTCCTGCACGGGCAGGAGGTAGCCGAACCGATCCTTACCCCCGCCACGGATGACCGTTGCGGGGACCTTCCATGAGGCGGGGAGGTGGTCAAAGGGGCTGCGCATTGGGGTCCTCGAAGATCGGATAGCCCGCGATGTCAGCCCCACACGAGCAGTAGTTCGCCCCGAAGTTCAGCGAGCACCACGGCGCGTGCGTGACCGTCAGCGCGGGGCCAACCTGCACGCTGTACGCCTGCTGCCTGCCGACCCCGAGCGCCTGCTTCTCCAGCTTCGTCAGGTAGAAGTCGCCATGGGGGTTCGCGGGCGTATAGGACGTGGAATACGGGCCAGTCGTGGCCTGCACCTGCGACATGCCCGTCATGTCCCCGGCGGCGGCCTCCATGGCCCTACGCACCACGGCGCAGACCACGCGGCGGCGAGTGGCCGGGGATGCGGTCTCAGCCGAAGGGGCAACGTCCAGGATGAACTGGGACGCATCCTCCAGCAGCACCGACGCGTGCTGCTCACCCCCGGCAGGAAAGTCCGGCCACCTGTCCCGCAGCTCCTGCACGGTGGCGAAGGGGAACGGTTCAGCCATGGCCGGACCTCCTGTCAGTCGTCGTCAGACTTGCGAGCGCGCCGGGTCGTGGACTTCTCCGAGGTGGACTTCTCAGCCGGGACCCAAGCGGACCCCAGCCGAGAAGCCACCTCGTCGCCCACCTCAACCACGGCGCCCGTGACCGAGTTGCGAAGACGAGGCATCAGGCCACCGCGTCCACGATCTTGGCGAAGTTGCGGTCCAGCTCGGCAATGCCCCAGCCGTACACAACCTCCGCACGGAAGGCGACCTGGTTCTTGCGCTTCAGGTCGCCCTGGCCGTCCGGGTCGCCGTATCGGATGACCTCAAGGCCGATGGACTTCTGGATGCCCCAGCGAACGGCGGACCAGTCACCGAGGACGGCCTTCAGGTTCGTAGCGGTCGCAGCCACGCCCTGAGCGCCCACGGTGCGCGAGGTGGCGGCGCGCAGGCCCTCGAAGGTGGACAGCGGGGAGGCGAACGAGAAGTCCGGGTAGAGCTTCACGCCATCAGCGGTGCGGGCACCGGCGATGGTCGCCCCGAGAGACGGGTCCAGGGCCACGCCGTTCGGCACGCCGCCGGCGGCCAGCACGAGCTGAGACGCGGCGTCAGTGGCGACGTACGGGGCGTCGGCGGCGGCGATCTCGACCGAGTTGGTGGTGTTCACGAGACGCTGGGTCATCGCAGCCACAGCGGCACCCGAAGCCGGGTTGATGCCGTGGATGACGCCGAAGTCCAGGGCGCGGGACAGGGCCGGCTGGATGAGGTTCAGGATCTCCTGAACGACGCCGAGCTGGTGGTCCTCGTCGGCCCACAGGACTTCCTCGGTCCAGCGCACCGTCTTGTGGAACTTGAACGGCTCGATGGTCTGGGCGGTCTGCGTGATGTCCGAGGGACCCTTGTCGGCGCCCTCGCCGACGTACTCGGCCTCGCCGATGTCGAAGGTGAAGGACTCACCCCGGCCGAACTTCATGGGGGTCGCGCCCGAGAGCTGGGAGACAGCGGATCCGTTGTGGATGTTGTTGACCCACGGGTCAAGGAGCTGCGTGGGGACGTTCAGATCCCCGGTGGTGAGAATGGTCGCCATGATGGCCTCCTACTACTGGTTCTTCGCCTGATCGAACAGGCCACGAGTGAACTCACGGAGGGGATCTGCCCCAACGTGAGCGGGTGACTTCTCCTGGCCCGGAATGACCGGGGAGGAGGGCTTGATGAGCGCCTTCAGGACTTCGGCGTGGGCCTCCAGCTCCTCGCGGGTACTACCGCGCAGAGCCTCGGCTGGGACGCCCTTGTACTTCTCGTCCTTGGTGATCTCGGCGGCCCAGTTGGCGACCTGCTCGCGGTGCTTGTACTTGGCAAGCTCCCGGTTTGCGGCCTCCAGCGCCTCGGCCTGTCGCTGCGCCTCGGACTTCTGGGCTTCCTCGATCTCCGCCAGTCGATCAGCGGCGGTCTTGTTCTCCTTGGCCCTGGCTTCCCACCTGCGGGCTTCGGCCTTCCAGTCCGGCTCCTGTGCAGGGGCTTCGGGCTTAGGGGCCTCGGGTGCGGGCGTCGGGTTCTCGGTGCTCATCTGTGGGTTCCTCCCGTGCGGGATAAGACAGCCCCGTGCGGGGCTGGGGGACTAAACGGCGACCGAATCGCGCACTCGGTCGGGGAACTCTCGGCGCATGGCGGCCGTGATGTCCCGGATGTCGCCGGAGCCGGCGGCGTCACGGGATGCGCTGTAGAGGTCATAGAGGTCGTCGGGGTCGTAGCCCTCGGGCCGGTCGTCGTCGGACGCGATGGGCACCGCCTCGCAGTCGCACATGCCGTGATACGCCTCACCCGTCCGCTTCGACTTCAGCGCCGAATCGCGGGTCAGATAGGCGGCATCGCGGGAGGCCAGCACGAGGCAGAACGCGCACGTCTCACGACCGGACGGCACCCGAGCCCACGCGACGTTGTTACGCGCCGCAGACCGCTCGATGGTGCGCCGCCCAGGCTCGCGGATGTACTGGTCCAGCTTCACGGCCAGCGCTCCGGCAACCTCGGCGGCCTCCGGCGTCCATAGCCCGCCCGCGTGGAAGCGCACCGACTCAGCGACCCGCACGGCATCCACCGCACCGGACACGAGAGCGCGACCCGGGGCGACCGACTCATACCACTCGGCCGCCAGCGCCGCCGCCAGATCGCCGTACTCAGCCACGAGGGCGGGCAGGATCTCCAGCAGCAGGTCGCGGGTCAGCTCCGGGCGGGACGGATCGAGCGACCTGAAGATTTCCTCCAGGTCCCTACGCGCCATCGCGGACAGTTGCCGTGTCGCGTCGCCGTACTCGTTGATCTCACGACGCGAGGGCATCAGGCGGCCTCAGTGGGCGGCGTGGACTCGCGGGCCTGCATGACACGATCCAGCAGGCTCGGCGCATTCGCACGCACCGCATCCGACTTGATCCGCTCCACCTCATCCGGGCCGAATATCTGCTCCAGCAGGACCGGATGGCGCACGATGTCATCCATGCCCGTCGCCAACTTCTGCACCGCATCAGCCTTGGCGGACAGCGACCGAAACTCCGGGTCAGCGAACGGGGCAGACAAGCGGTAGGACTCGGCAGGCGGCTCGGACAGCCCATCGCGGACCATGATCGCCAGCCGGGCAATGTCCTTAACCCGCTCCGAATAGACGTACTTGTTGTGATACGTCACATCAATCAGCATGTCGTGCTCGGCCGCCCGGATCGCCTCAGCAGACGCCGGCTGGTCGTGGATGATGCCCAGCGACGACGGCGGAATGCCCGTCTCGCCGCTGAACGCCATCGCCACCGTGCGCAGCATGTCCGAGTGCGGCGTCATCGTCGCCTGCTGCATCTGCTTGATGGTCGGCTTATCGCCGTCCTCATCCTTCGTCAGGGCGATGATGCGATCCATGGCGAGCTGGAACTTCCGCTGCTCGGTCAGGTCACCCGCGAATGCGTCCGGGTCAATGCCCTCGATGGCGAGCTGCGGGGAGCTGTAGAACTCCGCATTGCCCTCCATGCGCACGTACGCACGCACCGCCATGTCAGTCAGCGACATGACCGGGTTGGTGATCCGCGACCGACCGAACGGCTTACCGAGCTGCGGGTCATGCGGGATCGGCACCACCTGAGCGCGCCCCAGGGGGTTCTCCACACGACCATCCACAGACCAGCCGCGATCCTTCGAGCACCAGATAACGCGGTCGGCCATGTAGACGATGAACGACGTGGGGCCATCCTCGTCCATCTCCGAGATCGTCAGCGCCTCCGAGATCCGACGACGCCGCCGATCCCAGATCGCGGCCGCAGACTCCGCAGAATGCCCCTGGATCTGCACATCCGGCTCGGACACGTCACCACGAGCCACCGTCACGAACGACACGCCGTGCTTGCCCGCCGCGTGGATGCCCTGGCCCAGCTCCAGCGGGAACTGGTTGCGCTCCAGCGTCTCGTTCAGCTCGAACGGGTCATCCGTGCCCGGAAGCCGCAACCCCTCGAACTGGGACCGAAGCGCCGGCTTACGCACCGCCATCGTCGCCCAGCCAAGGTAGAACTTCGCGTGACGCAACTGCGGGGGCAAGGTCAAGCCGAGATCCTTGAACGCCTGCTCGCCGTCGTGATACAGCGTCCGGCGCAGGTTCCGGTCCAGCCGGTCCTTCCACACCTTCAACAGCGACTTGATCGCATCCAGCTCAGCATCGGTCGCCCCGGCAATCGCCAGCGCACGGATGTCGTGGTCAGTCCACTTCACAGCACGCGCCCCTTCCTGCCGGGTTTCCGTTTCGTCGTCTTAGCGCCCCAGAAGGCATAGGTTGCGGCGTCCAGCAGCGCCACAGACTCGCCCTCAGGGGCCTGCCAGCCGAACCCGCCAGCGGCGCCGATCTTGCGCTTCTCCGCGATGGTCGCCTGATGGTCCAGTAAGTCCTGACCCTTACGGTGGGTCAGCTCTCCCTGG